GGCACATTCCAACATATTGAGAGAGCCTTTAACGTTTTAGGCTCGAACATGAGCGGGCAAATCTACGGACAGGCTTACGAATATTTAAGCGTACTACGCTCAACAAACCGAATCTTAAACCGCATTACCAAAGAGTTTGAGATTGACCCTACGACAAACTGGCGTGTATTAAAACACTTGCGAGCCTTTAATCCAAAAGCAGTCAAAATCGACTTTTAAAACAACGAAAAATCCGACCGCACTTTACCGTGTGGCGGATTTTTACACCCTAAATTCACTAAATTGATTAAAAAGGAAACAAAAAATGGAAAAATTTACTGATACATTCGCAGAAATTACACGCCCTTTAGCAAAGCTTGCTTGTGCGATTTTTATCGTCTTTTTGATTGGCGGAATCTCCTATTGTTTTGCAAGCGAGCCTACCGCGCTCGAACGAGAAAAAGCAAGAGTGCAGTGGATTGCTGAACATGGAGAATATCAAAAGAATTTAACCGAAGAAGGCGAAAAACAGGCTCGTGCTTACGTATCTATTAAACAAGCTGAAATTAATAAGGAATAGAAATGAAACTACCTTTTAAAACCAACAGCGAACTTGCCGCTAAGGAAGAGCGTAAGAAAAATTATCAATCCGCTTATGTGCTTTGGAAAAAAGCATCAAAGCTAACCGGAAAAGAGATAAATAAGCACTGGTGCATAAGCCGTGCAGAATGGTGCCAAAAGATGCACCTGGAAGAAGTTAAACTTAAAACGAGAAAAATCTATGTACCGCATTAATACCTATTATGGACATACCATTGACTACATTAAGCCGGATCCTAATGAAATTGATATTCGTGATATTGCGCATAACCTCAGCTTTGAAAACCGCTTTATTGGTCAAACTGCTGAACCTTATAGCGTAGCGCAGCATTGTGTACTTGGTAGCTACATTTTTGAAGAAATGGGATTGCCTGAGCTTGCATTTATTTTTCTACTGCACGATGCAGCAGAAGCATATTTGAAAGATATTCCGACTCCACTCAAACATTTGCTAAGTGAGCCTTATCGCAATATTGAAGATCGCTTTAATTTAGCAATCCACCAGCGTTTTAATGTTGAGTATAAAAAATTGCCAGCAATTAAATCTATGGATTTATCTATGCTTGCAACGGAAAAAGAACAGTTACTTCCACCGGCATCTGTAGAGTGGCCACAATTGGACGGTATCTCTCCGGCAAATATCACAATTGTTTTTTGGCAACCACATCAAGCTGAATCAGCATATCTTGACCAATTTAAACACTTAACTGAGATTTTAAACTATGGCGACAAGTAAGAAACCGCGTAAAAAGCACGATAAAAATGCCAATATCAAACGGCAGAGCGACAGAATATGTCGCAACTCTCTTGTGCTTTCAGTTATTGGATTAGGAAACGACGGCACTGAATGGATAAAAAATAATATTCCACAAGACAGAACAACGGCCACTGAACAAGATTTTGAACTGATGTATAACAAATCCCGTCCATGGTCTTTTGTTTTTGGTGTTATTTGCCGTGATCAACTTGGAAGAGGTTATATAAAATTTGAATATCAATCTCTTGCTAACCAATTTGCATTCACCGCACCTGAAATGACTGATTACGTCAATGACAATATCAATGCCATTTTAAACGATGTAAACGAAGAGCACGTACTCTCCCCTTTCCTTATTGCATCACCAGAAAAAAAAGAGTTTACAGATGATTACATCAAGAAACTTTTAACCTGGAAGAAAGTGGAAACAACGCTTAAAACCCCATTTGAGATTAAAGCGTTGCGTGAAGAAGGAATGGCCGCATTACGTGAAATAGATCCAACAGCTTACTCAGATAAAGCAACTTGGACGATCCTTCGTAAAAATGGCTGTAATGATTTTGCCGATATGCGATTAGTTGGATTAGAAAAATATCAACACTGCAAAGGAATCGGTAAAAAACGCATTCAAAGTCTGATTGATGGCTACCACGCATTAATCAATGACGAAAAATTAATTCCAAAATTGACCGCACTTCGTGAATTTGAAACTCAAATTTATATCCACCAACAAACAATGGCCCGATTAAATCGAGCTGCACAAATGTAGGAGAACCACATGGCTAAATTTATCAAACTGACTAATACAGATGAATCAGATATTTTCATCAATGTAGAACAAATTCAAACTATCACTAAAGATGAAAATGACACAGCTATTCAATTTGAAGATGGCACTATCTTTGTGAAAGAAACACCGGAACGAATTATTCACTCAATCCAATCTGGTGGTGCGGTGAATGTATTACCAGTCGTTGATGTTATGACCGCTAAGTAAAAAAACGACCGCACTTTTGTGGAGTAAAAATGATAGATGACACATTATATCGGTTAATTATGACTGTTCTAATATCTTTTTACTTTATTTTAATAGGAAGAAAACTACAGAAACTCGATGAAGATAGAATGAAAGAATGTGAGTTTTACTTCAGAATTAAAATATGGCTTATCTCTCGTGGGGTAAAAGATGTTTAGACAGGACTTACAAGTATCAAATGGCAAAAGATACGTTGTCATTGAGTGCCAATTTGGACGTGAGTGGGGAATGGTTAGAGAGACGAAGGAAACAGTCAGCGAGGGAGAGGCATTGGAAATCGTCCAATATTGGATTAAGTACAAAAGAATAAGACCAGAGCAAATTATGGTTATTGAAGTACCTGACATTTGCAAGCCGTGGTGAATCAATATTTAACAAATCCAATAGGCGTTCCAAGTGAGCGCCTTTTGTTTTAAAGGAGATAAAATGAAACCAATTCTAGATGCTTGCTGTGGCGGAAGAATGTTTTACTTTGATAAGAGCAATCCGAATGTGCTTTTTGCCGATATAAGAAACCAAAAACTAAGTTTTAAGGATCGTGACAAAATTAGACATTTAGAAGTATCGCCTGATGTGATCCATGACTTCACTGATATGCCGTACCCCGATAAATCTTTTAAGTGCGTTATATTTGATCCGCCTCACTTGATACAAGGTGGCGACAATTCTTGGCTAGTAAAAAAATATGGAAGATTAGATAAAGATTGGGAAAATCAGTTATTAAAAGGCTTTCAGGAATGTATGAGAGTGCTAGACGATTATGGAACTCTTATTTTTAAGTGGAATGAAACTCAAGTGCCAGTTAGTAAGATTATTTCAATCTTAAATAAAACTCCAATTCTTGGGCATAAATCGGGAAAAGCGAACAATACGCATTGGATGCTATTCATGAAAATTGAGGAGAAAGAAAATGAAAGAATTTAACTTAGATGCGGCTTTAAATGGTGAGCCTGTAATGCTTAGAAATGGCTGCAAGGGTGTTGTGTATTACAAAATCCCTAAAGAATACGTTTTTTCGGATGGGAGTAATTCCGCATTTCCTTTGAAGGGGTTAATTTTTGATGAAGATGGATTTATCAAGGATAGCTCTTATTTTTGGACTGATAACGGGTTTTGCAATCATGAAAGCTACCACCCGAATGACATTATCGGAATGTGGGAAGAGCCAAAGATTAGCATTGAAGATTTACCTAAGCCGTTTAAGCCTAAAGATGGTGAACCGTATTTTTATATTACAGGTGGCTTTATTGAGTGCGAAAGTGAATTTTGGGATACGAATAATTTTGACATAGCCTCAGCCGAAAGAGGCGGTTGCTATCGCACAAGAGAAGATGCTCAAAAATGGCTTGATTTTATGAAGAGTATGATGGAGTAAGTATGAGCGAATGGATTAAATGTAGCGAGCTAATGCCGGCAATCGTTGGTGAGCAATCTAAACCAGTATTGGTATGGGGCGATGGGTATGATGAGCCTAAAATTGGTGTCTTTCATGAATATGATGGATGGGATTTCTGGGGCGTTACACATTGGATGCCACTGCCTAACCCACCATTAAATGAATAATTACTGCTACTCTATTATTGGAGAATATATGGGAAGAGAATTTTTTGATGAATACTGCAGTCCAGAATTATTAGCGTTAATAACTGGATATGTTTGTCCTAAATATCAGATGAAAAGCTTAAATGAATTTGGAATTCCTTTCCTGCATCCAAAAGGAAATAGAAAGTTCCCGCTTGTGTTACGATCTGATGGCGACAAGGTTTTGAAAGGTGAAAAAGTGCAGCAGATTACCCAAACAAAGGAAAGAAGGCGGTCTGCAGTATTAAGTTAGTAAGGGGAATATTATGGCGCGTCCAAGAAAAAGAATTAATCAAGGATTGCCACAAGGTTTGGTGTGTCGAAATCGCAAAAGAGCGGACGGCTCAATCGTAGTTTATTACTACTACACGATGGCCGATAAAAAAGAAGTTGCTTTAGGAAAAGATAAGCATATTGCTATTCTGGAAGCTGCAAAGCTGAATATGCAGTATCTCACGAAGAAAGACAATATTCTGTTTATTGAAGTGCTTGAACGATACGAAAAAGAAGTTGTGCCGCTTAAAAAAGCGAAGAATACTCGAAACTCAAACATTCAGGCTATAAAGAAATTGCGCCAATACTTCCAAGATCCACCATTTACCCTTGATGAAATAGAGCCTATACACATTCGTGAATATTTAGATTGGAGAAAAGACGTTAAACCAACCGCAAATATAGAAGTTGGGTTATTTGGTCACATTTGGAGCATGGCGAGAGAATGGGGGTACACTGAAAAGGTTAGTCCATCTACAGGAGTTAAAAAATTCAAAGTGAATTATCGTGATGTGTACATTGAAGATTATATTCTAGATAAAATCTACGACTGCGCAACAGGGGATATGAAGGATATTATGGATGTGATGTATTTAACCGGACAACGTCCAATAGACGTGGTAAAAATCCATAGTTCGCACATCTACAATGATTTACTGCATATTACACAGCAAAAAACAGGTAAACGTGTTGCGATTAAAGTTATAGGTAAACTAAAAGAGATTATCGACAAGCGGATCACTGACGAAAATCAGTTTCTGTTTACGAATAAATGGGGCCGAAAACTCGAGCGGAGATCACTTACAGATTATTTCAAAGATACACGTAATGCGGCATCAAGAAAATATAAAGAGCTAGCCGAAGAGATTAATCAAGTACAATTGAGAGATCTTCGCGCGAAAGCAGCAACAGACCTTTCATTAA